ACTAGCACCTGGATTAGTTGTTGATGTTGATAAATTTACTCGTGAACCATCAACAGGAATAAGACCTTCAATAGTATCACAAGTAACAAATGAACCATAATTTACACCAACAGTTTCATTATTAATTGTAGTTGTTGTTCTTGGTTTTGGTACAACAAGTTTTGTTGGTTTTTCTTTATTGCAACGATATCCATTTATGTATGCAGTTCCTGAAGATACGTTTGCAATTAAATTTGTAGATGCTCCTGCCGAATCTGCTTGTAAACTCAATCTAAATGGATTAACAATGTAATTACCTGACTCTTCTCTTGTTCTCAAAGCAAGAACATCACCTATTTTATTATAGTCATCTGTACCTGTTACTTGTTCTACTATCTCACCAGCAACTACGTCACAATAGAAAACAAAGTTTTGTGTTCCTGTAACATCTGAACTTCTTGTAAGTGTTAAATTAATTCTATATCGGTCTGCACCTGGGGCAGTGGTATTTGGTACTGCACCTTGATTATCATACAATGCGGCATCGTCTGCAAACGTGACTATATCTTCTGTAACTACAAAACCAACTACTTCTGTTGGAAACTTAGAATACTTTCTTAATAAAATAGATTGGTTTTTAGCAAAAACAAAATGTCCTCTTACAAAGAAATCACCAGCGCCATTACTGACTAATGTACCTTGTCCTGTTGACGGGTTAGCAGTAGTGTTTGTTGACTGAACTGTTAGAGTTGTTGCACCAGAAGTAATGTTTTCTCCTGGAGTAAATCTTACAGGTGTAGTACCTGATAAATTACTAGGACTTTCGGTATATTGAACAAAAAGAGTTGCAGGGTCACCAGTTGCCGATACACTTGCAGATAATTCTGATAAAGAAGTGTCTGTAACTGCTTGTGCAACTCGAACAACTCGTGCTTTAATACTTGATGTAGCACCAGTAAATTCTAATCCAACAAGTGAAGTAACTTGGTCATCTGTAATAGTGCTTGATAATTTAACAAATTCATATGAGTTATCAATTGTTGGACCACCAGGGTTAACTGCGGCACCATCTTTAAATACATGTCTACCAAGTCTTGCAAGTTCTTCTTGAGTTATAGTTTGTGCTTGTGTAAGTTCTCTTGCTTGGACTGCCCTACCAGAATTGAATAATATTCTATGATAATTATCACTATCTGCGAAGTCATCTTTATAGGTAACTCCGAATGTATTTTTAGTAAATGTTGTTGCCATAGTATTATACCTGTATTACGATTTTAATATCTTCTGTTTGTTCTGCAGACCTTGTAATCGCCGCACGATTATCAATATACAGTAAATCACCAGTAAATGGATTCACTTCTGCTTTTATAAATGCGGCAGTAGCACTATCATATCCAGATGATGCTTCTATGTTACCGCCACCTGTTCCATCTGATTCTGTTAGTGCCTCACCAGCAATAAAGTTTGCAAATCCTGTCGAATCATTTTGATGATAAAATAATGCAGTTCCACTACCTGAACCCGAATCTTTATCTACGATTGCTTTTGCACCTGATGTACTACCAACAATTGTTTTATCCTCTGTAAAATTATTAGAAAGCGATGCTAACTGTAATCCTCTTACTGCTCTACCTGTAGATGCAGTAAAAAGTGTACCACCACCAGAATCTGAATCACCAGAGTAATGTCTACCTTGAACCGCTAACTGTCTAAATGTATTTCCTGATGAATCAACTTTTGGATTCTTTAATAATCCCACTTGTCTAAAATCTTGTCCAATAATAAAGTCAAGACTTTCTTCACCTGACGGTTTAGCATTAAACATCAATGATGATGATTTTAAATCGTCTGTTGGGTCATGTCCAAGTCCCAATGGAGGTGAAAGTATTGGTCTAATCTGTGCTTTTGCAGATACAGTACCACCACCAGTAATTTTAACACTTGCATAGTTATAATTTTGTCCCATGTTTGCAAGTTTAAAAGTGTTGTCTGAACTATCTGTAACTTTTACATCAACAATTTGATTGTTACTCAAAACCGCAGTTGCTTGTGCGCCAGTACCATCACCTTCAATTGTTAATGTTGGTGTACTAGTGTAATTACCCGGTGTAATAATATCATAACCTACAACTTGACCTTTAATCGCCGCATCTTGCACACCCTTTTGTTCTTGGTCAGAAACAGGAGAGTTTGTGTCTATTCCTTCAACTAATTTTACAGGTATAAAGTTTGCAGATTGAAACTTACTTGCATCTAATGAACTAATTGAATACAAAAACTTCCATACATATCCATCAGTTCCTCTAAATGGAGTACCATTTGTACCACCACTAGGTTCTACTGTTGATACTTGCACTACACCAGTCGCACTTTTACCTTGACGAAGACACATGTATACTTGTTGATTATTGTTTAGTACGTAATAAGTATTTGTTGGATATCCTATTGATGCATCATCGTATGCATCGTATACCGAACCAGATGTCCAGTTTGCTCTAGGAACAACTCTTGAAACATCACCAATTAATTTTACTGATTGCATAGAATTTCTAAACTTTATTTCGTCTGATAAATTTCTTAGTGGAGTTGGTGGTGTGTCTGTTGCATTCCATTGCTCTGAACGACCAATCGCCGCATAGTAATTATTACTTGCATCACTATCGTTTATTTTAATCAAATCCGCAACTAATTGTTTTAGCGGGTCTGTTACTATTGCTACCATTTTTTATTCTCCTTATGCTACTGCGCCACCATATGTGCTAAGTATTTGCCAGTTTGTACCTTCCCAGATTAAAACTGCAGATTCGTTTTGTTCTAATGTTAATGTTGTTCCTGGTCCAAAGTTTGCAGGTGTAAGTGTTACTGTACCTGCTCCTGAAACTACAAGTGTTTTCATTTGTCCGACTGAGGCACCATCTGCCAATGAATTTGCTTTAGCAGTTCCCGATGTAAATTCTGTAAATGGAACTGTATTTGATATTGCACCAGCAGTACTTTTAGTTTCTTGAGTTAATATTTGTGGACTATTTAATTTAACACCACCTGTACCTTTTGCAGTTAATTGAACATCAATATTTGTATCTGTACCAAGTGCTTCAACAATAGGACCATTATTAGTTGCATTATTTTTAATACCTATGTGGTTTACTGCACTTGAAGTCTTTGTTAAAACCAATGCTTCGTTACCTGCAGAATCATTAAATACACCCGCTCCGCTTAATCCTGTTACTGTGGAAGCATTTAATGTTGGTGTTGTAAGTGACTTATTGGTTAGTGTTTGTGTATGTGCATTAAATGTCACTTCATCATCACCAGTTAGTAAAGGTAATGTAATTGTTCTGTCTGCGGCCAATTCTGATACTCCAACAACATACTGGTGATTCGCACTTGTATCATTAATTTGTGGTGTTGTTAAAACAGGACTTGTAAGTGTTTTGTTTGTTAATGTAGCAGTACTTGAATCTAGTAATACATGACCACTAGCATTTGGAAATACTATTTGTCTGTCAGCGCCAGGGTCGTCTGCTATTATTGTAGTTTCATTTGCATCTGCAGTTGTACCTTCAAAGATGATTGTGCCATCACCAAATGTAATTTTAGAAGTTAATGCAGTTGAATCACCACCTAAGATTGTATAAATCTCAGAAAAGTTTGAATTTATCTTGGTAGCGGCAGAACGAAGAGTATCACCCGTACCATCGTTTGCAGTTGTTCCGTTTGCGATTACTTGTTTTACCATAATTTCTTTTTCCTATGTCTCTATTTATACAAATTATTCCTAACTTATGTGTGCAGGATTACTTAATTTTGAATAATATACATCACTATCTGCACTAAAAAACTCAAATCTATCTTGGTCCATAGTTTCAGAAGTAAATGCATTACTAAAGTCTATGTTTACACTATTCGCAAGACCAGTAGAATCTGCATCAAATGTTGGTGATGTTCTTAATTCTGCGGCACGTAGTGTTTCATATTGTTTTTGAATATCAACAATACTTGTGCTACCAATAGATGTAAGTAAACCATCATCAATAATAACTCTTTTAAATATACCGTCACTATCTCCACTATCTCTTGCGATACCAGTTACCTCAGGTAAAAATTGTGTTACTTCATCAAAACCAAATGCAGTTGCACCTACAACATCAATCTGTCCTAAGTCTGAGTCAACAAAACTAATTGGTGCAAGTATGTCATTCTGTACGACTCCTTCTAATCTTACCGCAGACCCGACAAACATTCCTGCAGGGTGAACAAATAATTTATATGGTCTTTGCCATCTTTTAAATGGTAATTCACTTGTAATACGTAATGCGAACTGTTGAAACAATTCAGCATTTGTGATAAATTTTCTTGATTCTGCACCAATATCATGACCTGCTACACCAACTCTAAAAACTTGTTCTTTTGTATATTCTAAGTCTATATCAACTTCAAAGAACATACGAAAAAATTGTTCGATTGAAAACTTTGTACCTTTTGCACGATACAAATTATTAGAAAATTTTGCGGCAGTTCTTTTATCTGCAAATCCTTCAAAGTAAGATTGTCCTAATAATAACTCGTCTTCAATATAAGTTAATAAAGATTCATCTACCTGATTAATATCTCTTGTGTAAAATAAATCATTTACTAATCTACTTGGTGAACCATCACTATCTTCAAAATGATAGTATTGTTCTAAAAACGAGACTAACTTTGGATAGTCTGTTTTAAAATGTTCTGGAACAACTTTATCAACCTCTCGTCCAGTAACTTGAGATATTTCTCTTCTACCATCGTCTCTTAGTGTATCGTCTACTTTATGTGTCATCTTAGTTTAATACGTTTGTATCTACTTCTACTACTTCTACAAGTGATTTACCTATGTCATGATTAAGCACATCTTGTCTTAAAGGCGTAACAAATGATTGATTATCTGGCACTATAGAAACTTTTATAAATGAATCACCACTAGGTATTGCATCTATTTGCAAACCTACGATTGAGACAATATCTTCTGCATAAGAACCAACATTATCTACTTCAACTTCTGTATTTACTGTGTCAAATACCTCAAGTATATTTGAACTTAATCGATTTCTAATAATACATGTCTTACCATTAAAAGTAAAAGGTGTTGAAGTTACTCTAAAGTTTTCATCATCTGCTCGTGCAATGTTTTGTGGATATCTTAATGTATGGTTTTGAATTGCAGTTAATGTTGGTGTAAATCGTCTTTGTATTTTTACATCCATTCTAGATGATAGAATAGCAGGACTTACTGCATCAATTAATGTTAATAGATTACTTCGTCTAAATGATTGTTTAAATTTACCAGTGTTATCTGCAAAGTATTGTGATACTGTACTTTGTACATTATTTTTAATTGTGTTTTCTGTAAGAGTTGTTAAGTTCGGGTTAAATTGAAAGAAAACGTTTGTTTCAATAAATGAAATAACTGGGTCAGTATATTTTATATCAAAAGATGCAACAGATAAATCTCTAAATAAATTTCTAATACTATCTTTTGTTGCTTGTTTGATTGCTTCACCTGAGACAGTATCATTTTCTATTGCACTACTAAACAGCAATGACAAAAATATTACGCCAAATTCTGGTTCAAGTGCATCTTCACCACCAAATGATGAAATATCATTTAATAATGAACCAAAGTTTCTTTGTACTAGAGTTGCATAATCTTCTGCGGTAACTGCTCTATTTTGAGTTGCATATTGAAATGGCGCAGTAGTTCTAATAGATTCTTCTGTTTCTTTTTCAGAACCACCGAATGAATTAGATACTGTTGATACTTGTAGTGCAAAATTCTCATTGTTTACTGTCACTTGACTTTGAGGTGTAAATACTTTGGCACCATTTGCATCTGCACCAGCAACAGATAAGTATTCAACTGTAACTTTGTTACCAGCAACAGGTGACCTACCAAGAACTGTTTTGTTACCAAAAGTAATTTCATAGTCACCTTTAGGTGTTTCTTTTAATATATAAACTGTTGAGTTAGATGTTAACGATGTTGCTTTTCTTAAATCAGTAAATGTTGTAAACGAAGAACTTGATGGAGTTTCAAAACTTCGAACAATAGCAGTATCAATATCAATAGTTTGGTCTGGAATAATATATGCGGCATTTTCTGTTTGCGCCGTGATATTAAATGTTTTTGTTGTTGATGTACCTTCAAAGATTTTTATATCCGCAACATTGTCTGCAGTTGTAAATGAGTAACTACCAGCACCGTCATCTGTTGCAACTATTTCTTCTTGAGTTTGAAAAACATATGTTGTACCATCTACTACTGCATTAAATTTCACACCACTCGCCAATGAAACTGTAGTTGGTCTGTTTGTCAAACTTTCTAAATTTAAAGATAAATTAACAATACCTTGTGATGCATTCATTGAATCTGGTATATAACCAATACCTTCTGCAAGTGATACAAGTGAACTACGAAGTTGAGCAGTTCCTAAATATGATTCATTTAGTGCAAAGTTGGCAATTAGTCCATTATAGTGTGTATTGTATGCAAGAACATCTAAAACACTTGACAAACCAGATGCTTCAAAGTTATAATCTGTAAACTCGTCTTGTTGTGAAAGAAAGACTTTTAAATTATTTTTTATTGCAGTAAAGTCTAATGCAGTTGATTTAATTGTTGTTTGTCCCATGTTATCTTAACCTGTTTATTGTTGTTTCGAAAACAACTGTTTCTTGTGTATTAATTACTTTAAATTCTACTGTCACACCCAATCTATTTCTATCTGGTTCTAGAGCAACTATAACATTCAAAACTTTAACTCTTGGTTCAAATCTTTCAATTGTTGCTATAATGTTATTACGAATAATAGTAGACCCGTCTCTGTCTGCTAATTCGAATAGTTGACCTTGTAAGTCTCCTCCAAAAGTTGCAAGAAAAGGTTTTTCTAATCTATTTGTAAGTAATAAAGTTTTGATTGCTTGTTTTACTGCGGCAGTTGATTGTTTTTTAAATATATCACCAGAAGTTGTTGTTACTTTAAAAGATAAATCAATATCTTTAAAGTCAACATTCCTACTCGTAGCAATACTAGTGGTGTTTAAATCACCCTGGTCTTCTCTAGAGTATGCTCTTCTTGTTGCCATATGTCTATTTATACTAATCTTGTTTAATTTTTAATAACTTATGTTAGAAATTCTTGTTTTATTTCTACTAATTCGTCTCTAGACTGTAATGAATTGTTAAAAAACGTTTTTACATCATTTTTAAAGTTTACTTTAAACGTTTGGTCTACTACTGGCATCAATACACCTATTGATGCAGTAAGAGTTCCATCTGGATTATAAGTATCGTAATCTAAACGTAATTCATCATAGTTTGTATAATCTTTCCAATATTCTGCTATGTCAAATGTTTTTTCAAAATCTATTATTCCATCTTTACCAATCACTTGATAGTATACCAATTCACCTTTACTTTTTGCAAGAGTATCGTCAACAAGTGTTTCTGATGGACCTGCACGATAGATACCTTCACTTACGATTAAACGAACATCATTAAATAGTTCAGTATTACCTTGAATTACTCGCATCATTTCTGCTTGTAAATACAATTGTCTCGCAATTTGTTGTCTATCATCATTGCTACCAATATGATTAAATGCAGTTCTATCTCCATATGCACCTAAAAACTTAGCAATTGTTACTCCTGGTCCTAGTTTAGTTGCAGAACTAACATTGCCTGTTTTATTAGGGTTAAATACTGGGTCAACTACTATTATCATTTTGGTGTAAACCTCTTACCTCTATTCTCTATTGCATTACCAATTGGTGTATAACCAAATCTAGAAGTTGGTTCTTTACCAACAGTTCTACCTATTTTATCTGGTGTTGTTCTATATGCAGTATCACTTACTCGTCCTTCTGCGATTAATTGTCCAAGTAAGTTTTCTCTAGTACCTCTTCTAGTTAATCTTTCTCTAAGAGTGCCTCTCAATCTTGAACGTATTTCTTGTGTTGTTGGGTGTTTATCAAAAATACCTTTATAGTCATCTGATAAGTCTAATCTGTTTTTTAGTTTATCACCTTCATCGATTACTACGTCACG